TCAATTGACCAGCCCTTAAACTCTGCCGACTTTCTGAAATCATCGATCCTTCTGGCAACAGTTAGATAAACCTTGCCATGGATCTCTACCTCACCTTTGTTTTTATCGGCCATACTCTTCCCTCCTTTGTTGACCTAAAAACAGTTTAACTCAAGTTAACGTAAGTTGACAAGCCTACTAATCTTTAAAAAAGTTAAGCAATTTGTTGACAAGCTAGAGAGGCTGATTCAGAGTTATAGGTTCCGCTCAACGAAAAGGGATTCCAGTGGAAAACAAAAAGGGGCCGCTAGGCTTCAGCCCGTTCGGGGAAACACGCAAAGAGGTGGAGAGGGAAAGCCCTGCCTCGGTTCTAAACAAGCTATCAAACCTTCCAAAGTTCAGACAAGTAGGCAAGTTTCGGTACACCGCCTGCTGCCCAGCCCATGATGACAAAAGCCCTAGCCTGTCAATCACAGACGCAGATGACAAAATCCTTGTCCATTGCTTCTCGGGCTGTACTCAGGATGAAGTACTCGATGCTCTCCGGTCGCAAGGGATGTGGTCTGAGGCTTCTACCAAGTGGGTCAGGACATTCTCGGCCGACGATCTGGATTACATGATGCACTGGTGTCTGGTCTACCACGGCGCTTTCCGTAGGGGTGAGAAGCTACGCGGCATGGACGCTCAAAAACTGCAAGAGTTTGCAAAAGTCTTACAAAATAACTCAGCTTGGCGATATCAGGTTGTCGAGGAGGACGCATATCGTGGATAAAGACGACGAATTAATTAATAAGATTAGGGAGTTCAACGAAGTTAGACCGCCCATGGCGAGCTACGAGGACTACGAAAGATACTCAGGAGTTAACGGCCATGCACAGCCGATTTCATCGTTAGCCAGACTACAGGCGGCGGCAACTAACCACCGCATCGCAGAGCTTGAGGAGAGGCTCGCTAACGAACGCGAAGTTATTTCAGGCATGATTACCACCGGAACGGTAACGCTCGTCTACGCGCCTTCTGGGGCCGGTAAGACGGTCTGGGTGCTAGGTAGTCTGTTCAAGTCTATCCGCAATAACCTTATCAAAGGCTCAGATGTCATCTATTTCAATGAGGATGACGGGGCGAGGGGTGTAGTTCAGAAGGCAAAGATGGGCCAGAAGCACGGTATGTCAATGATTACGTTGGCTACAAGCCAAGATCCCGGCTTACGCACCACTCAGGATGCCCTTGGGTTGTTGAACATGATACGGCTTGAGGGCCAGGCCAACGGCAAGATAGTGATTTGTGACACCTTAAAGAAGTTTGCGCCAGTGCTGAACAAAGGCGATATGCGGGACATTCTTCATGTCTTCAGGCAGTTCGCCGCAGCAGGTGGCACGATTATCCTGCTGGGCCACTGTAACAAGCATCGATCGTTAGACGGTCGCTTGATCTACGAGGGCGTAGGCGATCTCAAGGCTGACGTAGACAATATGTTTGGCCTTGACCCCCTCAACGACAAGTTCGCTGACCACCAAGAGCTTTTGGTCATCAATGAGAAGGATCGTAGCCAGATCTCATTTTCTGGCGGGTTCCGATACAGGCAGACAAAAGAAACTGTTGGCTACGAAGAGTCAGTCGACTCTGTTGAGTTTCTTGATGAGCAAGACATTGGCGAATTGAAGAAGAAACAGGCGGCGCAGATCAATGTCGGCAAGGCATTTAGTAAATATGAGGACGAAGTGCTGTTTCTTGAGTCTGTAATGAAGGGCGGCGCTGAATACAGCCAGACAGAGCTGTTCAGGATGCTCCATGATGAAGACCTCAACCCCAATGAATGCTCAAAGAAGACGTTACGCAACTGCATAGATCTCTTACGAGGCAATATGCTTAAGCTGAGACGCAACCCCGGCAACAATGCCAAAAATTACCGTTGGAGGGGTGAAAACTGGTGATAAAAAAATGTGAAGAAAATCAAGAATATGCCCCAAATGCCCGTTATGCCCGTGATTTAGGGGGCGGCCCCCAAAAAGTGGGGCAAAAGGGGCAAAAGGGGCATATTGTTGTTTTCATTGATATTTTTATTTGGGCCGAAAATCCATGAGGGTCTTGGATTTGTTCAGCGGAATCGGTGGCTTTGCCCTTGGTTTAGAGGCTGCTGGATTTGAAACCGTAGCCTTTTGCGAAATAGACCCTTACGCGCAGAAGGTGCTAAAGAAGAACTGGCTGGGAGTACCGATTTATGAAGATGTCAGACGAATCACAGCAGAAAGACTTGTTTCAGACGGAATTGGAGTCGATGTCATCACGGGGGGATTCCCCTGTCAGGACATCTCCACCGCTGGCAGACAGGCAGGCATTGACGGTGAACGTAGTGGGCTGTGGTCAGAATGCTCCCGTCTACTTGGGGACATTCGACCCCGATACGCCATCTTTGAAAACGTCACAAACTTGCTTAATGGAGACGGGGGAGATTGGTTTAAGCGAGTTCTCTGGGACATTTCCTCGGTCGGGTACGATGCGGAATGGCACTGTATACCAGCTTCCGCAGTTGGCGCCTACCACCACAGAGATAGGGTCTGGATTGTGGCGTACCCCAGCGAGTGCGAACGGCAGTCAGGGGCCGAAAAGCAAAGAGTTTTACGAACATTGCAGGAAAACGGGGCAATCAACGATAACTCTGGTGGACGAGGCGAGGCATCATTCGCAAGGCAGTGGGCAGCTGAACCCAACGTGGGTCGAGTGGCTAATGGGGTTCCCGCTAGGTCACACAGACTTAGATGCTTAGGCAACGCGGTCGTGCCGCAGATACCGGAGTTAATTGGCAGGCAGATCATGGAGGCTGAGCATGAAGGTAAGGCTTAGAACATCAGAACTAGATATGTCTATCCGCATGGCTAGGACGGCTTCTCACATGTCGCGGGACACCGGCATACCCAACATGAGGGTGGACACCAAAAGATCTGACTTGGACGTGGAGCTTTTAGGCGTTCACTCAGAGATTGTCGTCAGGAAGGCGTTAGGAATGAGGCACGGCTTCAGCGAGATGGGGCCAGATTTAGGCACTGACATCTATGTGGACTGCGGCAAAAGAGAATTACAGGTACAGGTGAAAGGGACGTTTTCTCCTAATGGCAATCTACTTTTTGCGAAGCACTCAAAGTTTGATTGGCAGGTAGCGGTGCTGGTTTGCAAGACAGGGGAGGATGATTTGTTCGATATTCCGGGGTTCATCGGCGTCACGCAGGCCCAAGAAGTCATGGTGGAAAAAGACTTAGGGCATGGTGCAGGCTGGTTTGTGGGACGGGAACACCTCAAGCCGCTAGGTGCTTTGATGGAATGGATACAGCAAGAGCGAGTGTCGTAGGAGCTTAGTATGGACGGACATAGATGGATTGTAGACACCAAGGATAGTTTAGAGTTTTTCATAAAGTTCTTAAAAGATCAGTACAGCCAAGGCAATCATCTTCTGTACTCAATCAAGCCATTTGGTAGGACTGAGCGGCAGAATAACGCCATCCACCTATGGTTCAGACAGATGGCAGAGCAGCTCAATGACGCTGGATACTCTAACAAGCACCCCTTTAGCGATCAGATCGAAATACCCTTCACTGAAGGGCTGGTTAAAGAGATGCTCTACAAGCCCATCATTAAGGCCATGTACGACAAAACCTCTACCACTAAGCTCACGGGTGGGGAGCTAAGCGAAGCCGCTGAGGTGCTTATACGGTGGCTCTCAGAGAAGAAGGGGATATACGTCCCGTTCCCACAAACATTGAAGGATCAGTTATGAAGAATGACGCGCAACTGGCCGTGGAAGCCGCAGAATCGATGGCAAAGCGATTAGAGCAAGATATAGCCATAATGATGGATCTGAGTACCAAGCCTCTCAAGGACGTAGAAGAGACGCCACTTGAGATAATCCGCTATCTAAGGCCAAAAGATGAGTCTGTTGAGGAATCAATGTAATGGCAGTGAAAAGAGAAGCCTGTGATGACTGGTTTAGTAAGTGCGTCAGGCATAGAGATCAGCACCGCTGCCAGTATTGTTTCAAAGAGGGGACGGATTGCGCGCATATCTACGGTCGAGCTAGGAAGTCTGTACGCTGGAGCATGGATAACGCAGTGACGTTATGCAGATACCACCATCAGTGGTTTACGTCGAACCCCGTAGCCTTTACTGACTGGCTTACAAAGCTGTATGGCGAGGGCCACATGGATATTCTGAGGGAAAAGGCCAATGCCCTGCTGAAAACTAATAAGTTACTGCGCAAAGAAATTAGTGATCATTACAGGGCAGAGTTTAGGAAGGCAGAGGCTGATCCTAGCTATGAGATTGTTAGTTGGAATTAGGCTCCTCGCCAGATTGTATTTCTGCCCTTGCAGAATCAATCAAATCCACCAATATCAGCCTGTCAGCCTGTAATTGCTGGGCAACCTCACTTCCTTTCTTAACTGTTTTTATGGCCTTGTCCGTTGTTGATAGAAGCCCAGCGAGAGCCTTCAAGCGATTTTTAGGTTGTGCCGCTAGGAATGCACCGTAAAGCGTAGCGCCACTTAAAGCCGCAACCTGACCCCCAGTAGCACTTAATATCGCAACGCCAGAAAGCACGGTTGCGTTAAGAGCCAAGGGGCTAGTGGGTATATTTGCAACATTTTGAAGGTTTTTGAAAAGTCTTGAGACTATGTTTCCACCCTCAGCGTTTCTTTTGGGAAGCATTGTTTCTAGGGCTGTTATTGCGTGAAACTGGTCAGTCAATGCCTCTTTCAAATCATCGCCTTCTGTATTATTCATTAAGGTTTCGTTTAAAACCCTTCTTGCCCTTAATGCTGCCGCGCCTCTAGCGTCATTTGCGTTGTCATATTTTTTAGCCAATGCATCATCAAGCTCGCGCCTAGCTGTTATAACCCCATTTAAATCAGTGCCATGCTTTTGCACCAACTCAAAAGAAATATCCCTGACCTCATCTGCAATTTTTTGCTCGTCACCCGTCGAAAGCCTGTATTTAGGGTCAGATTTCAAATCTGCCATGCTTTCTTGCATTTGTTGAAATAACAGATCTTGGTCAATTTCCACGTTCTGACTAGCGATCATGTTGTCTGTTCTTTTTTTTCTTGAATCAATAAAATCCTGAACTACGACAAAATTGTGAGTATATGATCTATTGGGATTAAAGCCTTCGACCTTATCCGTGAGGGTGTCAATTACGCTTTGGTCAAATTTATCAGGTTGCCAGGTTCTTGTTCTTAACGGGCCGGTTTCTGGCATTCGGGTGCGGGTTGTTATGTCTCGGTTTTCTGGCTCTAACATCCGCGCAATACCAGTTTGCCTAGCCTCTCTGGAGGCTAATCGCGCAGACTCTCTTGCTGATGCGGCTTTGCCGCTTACAAAGCTGGATGATGGATCTGCCTTCACTATGTCGGGACGCGGCCCAAATAATGTTGATAAATCTACTGCAGTTGAAAACTGCTCCGCTTCTTCTGGAAACCGCTTGGCAAAGTCGTTGTAATAGGCAACTCCCTTACTTGCCGCATCTGCCGCCAACTGAAACGCCTCTGTTTCTTTGAGATTGTTATAAAGGTTTGCCGCGCCTTCTTTTATATTGTTGGGGATCACCGTTCCTATAAACGACGATAGTGTTGCTCCACCAGCCCTAGCCGCTTGGCTTACCGCAACCCCAGCAACCTTGCCGGGGTCTGTCAACTCAAGCTCTTCACCAATAATCTGCGCTGATCGACGCCTAAATTCTGGCCCAAACCTATCCATTTCTTCTGAAAAGGTCTGACCTGCTGGGCTTTCGGATATTACCCGCCCAATGTTTTGTGCCGCGCCTACAACATCAGGTGTGCCACGGCGCATCATTGCACCCGCTCGTCCTGTAATTGGCATCTGTGAAGAATTAGGGGGAGGAAACCGCTTTGCTAAAATGGTTTTTATTTCAGACAATGGCATATCATCGGGAAACTCCGCTGTTCTGCCGTCTGGAAGCGCAATAATTTGAGCCATAATGATATTCTCACTGGATGAGGACAAAATCTTGGAGATTGTCATCCCATCTTAAATTTGCGGTAGGGTTATCTGAGTCGTCACCAGCAGATGTGGCTTGGCCGCTACCAGACCCAAGAGGCTTA